ACTCGTCTTTCCAACCTTTGTCATTAGATTGTAAAATTTCTTTTTTATATTCCAGTTCTCCATTAGCTAACTTCTCTGCGTGTAATCTTTCTGCATCCGACATTAACATCTTAGTTCTTTGTCTATTCTGATACAGATGAGAACCTGTCTTTATACCCATCGATAATAATTTCAACCACATTATCTTATGTCTCCAATTATTGGTTTATACTTTGTCTTACCATCTTCTTTGAATGCTCTCAAGAATTGTTTTCTAGGTTTATCTGCGATGCTGCAATGCACCCATCCAGAATTAGGTTCGCCAGGTGTGTAAAACTCTAAGATCATTTGATCCCAACAATCAATATTATCTTTAATCCAATAAGCAATATCAGCATTATCAAATCCTATAACTTCAAAGTCTACCGCTTCAGCTTTAGCGTGTTGGCTATCCAATGAGCTGCCAATCTTGGCACAAAGTTCTGGGGATCTGTAACCAGAAGTTACAATTACTGGACCAAACTTATCTCTAACAGGTTGTAATAATTTTTGACATAGCTCTTTTAGTTTAACGATCTGATCCATGTTAGGTTCATTGGCTATATTATTTCTGATTGCAAAATCAGACTTAACTAATTCTTTTAATGTAAAATTTTTAGATAATTTCATTCGTATATTATTTTCACTCCTAATCTTTTCTGTTCTTTGGTAGTACCTCTTGATATAAATGATCCTTTAAGATTTCTTTTGTATCCATCTGGTGCAACATAACTATTTTTCTTTCTATAGTTCTTAGCTTTAACATCATAAGCAGTATACTCACCAGTAGTCATATTTAAAGTAACAATATCTACTGGACCAAGACCACCAAGTGGTGTGAATACAAGTAAATTAGGATCTTTAGCAAGTCTAAGTTGTGCGGTAAGTTCGGTAGTTAATCCAGCGATTGCCTTAACTCTTCTATTTTTTTTAGCCATTGAATTTGAGGTAGCCTAGCAAGGAAGCTATTGCTCCACCAATCAGAAGTAATACTCTGAAGCCACCCTTACTTTTATTTACATCTGCTTTTAAATCTCTAATATCTTTTCTCATTTCATCTATTGCTTTGAATAAAGTTTTCATTCTTTCTGCACAAACCTTTTCGTGATAGGAAATACGAATAGAGTTGTTATCCTCTATTGCTGACTTTAATGTTTTCTTTTTAACTGTCTTTCTCATTGATCGGTATCTCGTTGCAAAAATAGTTCATATATAATTTTCTTTCATCTATACTTGTTTCCATTTTCTGTGAAAAATCAACAATTAATCTTCCACCTGCACCGACACACTCTGACCATGATTTAAACTCTGTAGGTAAGGTTGCGGTATTATTACAATAGCCTGTGATTGCCGAGCAAATACTGAAGGCTAATATAAATTTCATTATGATGGTTTAGTTGGAAATTGTACTGCATTAACTTCATCAACAGTAGTTAAGCCATTTGTAATATCTCTTAATGATTGTCTATAGGTTTCCCAAGATGTTTTATCAGCTATTGGAGAATCTGACATCATAACCCAATCGCATGAAGAAAGAAGTCTATCTCTTTTACTTCTTAAATCTGCTATTGCTCTATCAAATGCACCCTCTAACCATGCTTGTTCTTCAGCTTGTCTTTGTGCAATTTCTTCAGCTGTCAGTTCTACTTTAATTCCATTTACCAATTTATGTGCCATAATAATCTCCTTATAATTTAATTTATTCCGAATAGCAATATCTCTCCAGCATCTATATTTCCACTATCCATTTGGAATTTAACACCATTAATTGCAGATGTAGTATTTCCATAACCAGCAATAAATTCTTCGGCAGAATAATCTGATGATCTATAAGTATTTGTGGTAGCTAAAAAATGTTTTACAAATGTAGTAGAACTAGGATTAAATAAATGTAAAGTACCTACTAAACATTGATCGTTATCTGCACCTACAATAGAAGCTAAAGTTTGAAAACCTGTTCCTTGTGCTATGTCATCTCCACCAGGATCATAACTTAATGAGCCATTAGTTCCATCTTCTCTATGTCTTGCTCTAAAAAATGTAGTTGTTTTGGTAACATTATAATTTGAACCACCATCAGTACTCATATTAAACACAAATCTAACACCATCAGTAGATGGGTGCATATTTACAAAATAAAAAACATATTCCTTATATGTACTATCAATACCAGATGTAAATTCTATACTAGCAGATGCACTAGCAGTAGCTTTTGAGATAAAGTTTAAACTTCCACCAAAGCCAGATGCCATTGAGCCATTGTCGAATATTGTTGTGCCGTTAGATATTAATCCCATGAGAAAACTCCTTTTCGAATTTCTATACTGTAACGAAGTGAAAGTGTAGCCATTATTTTACTCCATACATTTTGATTATACCATCATCTATGTTGCCAGAACCAAATAAAAATTTAATAGCATTAATAGGAGATGTAGTATTCCCATAACCTGCTGTAAAAACATTAGCTGAACGATCATCTGTTTGATATTCATTTGAATTAACTATAAAATGCTTAACAAAAACCGAACTTGAGGGATTGAATAATTGTAAAGTTCCAACATAACTTTGATCGTTATCATTTCCTACAGATGTAGAAATAATTTGATTTCCTGTACCATTTGCTAAATCTATAAAAGTATTATAGCTTAAACTTGCTGGTGAACCACTTTCATCATGTGTAGCTACAAAAGTTGTAGAAGTTTTGGCAACATTATAAGTACTACCACCATCTGTTGAAAAATTAAATCCAAATGTAATACTGTCATTTTGTGGGTGAATATCTATAAATTTAAACACATAAGAATCATAAGTAGAATCTATCCCAGATGTAAATTCAATAGATGCACTAGCACTTGCTGTTTGAGTTTCTAATAATATTAAATTTCCTGTTGGTACTCCAGCATCTAAAGCACCATTGTCTATTAATGTTGTTCCACCTGATACTACTGCCATGAATAAACTCCTAGTTTATGAATTTCTTTATACGAATGTAATGAGTGTAAAGCCATTAGCAAATCTCCGATTTGATTATGTTATCCATTAGCTATCCTTTATTCCATATAGTTTTATTGTGCCAGAATCTATGTTGCCTGATGACATTTGAAATTTAATTCCATCAACTGCACTTGTTGTGTTTCCATATCCAGCTACAAACATTTCATTTACTCCATTACTAGCAAAATAACTAGAAGCAGTTGACATAAAATGTTTTACAAAAGTGTCTGAACTGGGAGAAAAGATTGTAAGTTGACCACTAACACATTCATCATTTCCATTTCCTAATCCATAAACTATATGTTGAAATGCTGTGCTTTGTGCTAAATCTTCATTAGCATTATATCCAAATTGTGTAAAACTATCTGCTTCATCATGGCTTGTTCTAAATAATGTTGTGGTTTTTGTAACATTATAATTAGAGCCACTATCTACACTTAAATTAAAATCAAAAGAAACATTGTCACTTGCTGGGTGTATTGATATAAACTCAAAACGATATATTGGATAAGTACTATCTATTCCAGTTGTAAATTCTATTGATGCTGAAGCACTAGCTGTTTGTTCAGATATAAAAACTAAATTTCCTAGACTAGCTTGAAATGCACCATTATCTAAAATTGTAGTGCCATTGGAGATAAAAGCCATGTTAAATCTCCTCTAATTTAAACTTATATTTTTTGCCTGATTTGTTATTAACAATAAATAGATCGTCAGCACCCTCTTGAATAGTCCAATTACCTTTAGTGCCATCTACAGAGTTACCTTGATCTTTAGCTTCGTTAGATAAATGTAAGTCTCCTGTGTATATGTTTCTCCAAACAAAAGATGCTGAACCTAAATCATAAGTATCAGTTGTTGATGGGATAATTGATTCTCCAACAGATGCAAAACTTACTGAAACATCTGAGAAAGATAAATTTCCAGCACCATCTGTAGTAATAGCTTGACCATTAGTTCCATCTGCTGTTGGGTGTGATAAACCATCTATAATAACTTTACCTGTTCCATTAGGTGTGATTGAGATATTTCCATTTGAAACTGATACGATTGAATTACCATTAACATCTAAGTTTCCACCTAATTGTGGTGTAGTATCTGAAACTATATCTGTAATACCAGGTGATATTGCAGACCAAGAAGTTCCATCATAATATTTAATTTCATTTGAACTTGTATTAAAATATAAATCTCCCGCAGTTAGTGCATCCCCATCATTATCTACTGTTGGATCACTAGCTTTTGCACCTAAATAAGTATCATCAAAATTATCAGCAGCGAGTTCAGCAGCAGTTTGTGCAGCTTGTGCAGCAGTTGCAGCAGTACTAGCAGTTGTCGCTGATGTTGCCGCATTTGTTTCTGAAGTACTAGCAGCACTAGCACTAGATGCAGCATTGGTTTCACTTGTTGCAGCATTTGTAGCAGAAGTACTAGCCTCACTTGCTTTAGTCGTAGCTGTTGTAGCAGAACTAGCAGCAGAGGTTGCAGAAGATGCTGCGTTTGTCTCAGAAGTTGCTGCATTGGTTGCAGATGTAGATGCTTCACTTGCTTTGGTTGTAGCAGTAGTTGCTGATGTAGATGCTGATGTAGCTGAAGATGCAGCAGAAGTAGCACTTGAAGCGGCATTCGTTTCAGATGTACTTGCATTTGATTCTGAAGTTGCAGCATTTGTTTCAGAGGTTGCAGCATTAGTTGCACTGGTTGCTGCCGCACTAGCACTAGCCGCTGCTGCTGTTGCAGAACTAGCTGCAGCTGTAGCAGATGATGTAGCACTTGCAGCATCAACAATTAAATCCCACTTAGCTGAATCTGTATTTGATGTGATTGGCAAAGAACCAGAAGATGTGTGTGCTGTGTTAGCAATATAAATATTATTATTGGTAGTATCTTTTATTAAATCTCTTTGTTGATATGAAACACTTGCAGACCAATCTCCTCTAAAAGTTCCAATTTCTTGTGTTACTGCAATCTCCCCAGAACTATCAAATGCTAAAACTTTATTTGCTCTATTTGTTGCACCTACAGTAAATTCTGTAGAGGTCATGGTATTTGTTCTTGATAGTTTTATAGATCGATCAACTTCTTCTTGAAGTTGTTGTAGTGTCATCATTGAACGATCCAATCCCTCTTCGTGTGATTCCGCAGGGAAAGGATCATTGGCAATATAATCTATTGCCTGTGTTTGCGGAACTGCTCTTCTGATTACAACAGTTTCTGTAGCAGATGGAATGTTACCAGCTGTGAATACAATAGTTCCACCAGAAGCAGAACCTGCACCTGTAACAGTATAGTGTGTTGTTAATGTCTTAACTGTTTCAGTAGCTGACGCATCTCTAATAATAACTTGAAGATCAGAATCGGCAAAAATTTTAAATGTATAGTTAAAGGTATCTAGCGTACCATTTCCAGAGTAGGAGTTCTTTACTGTAGTAGAAGATATAGTCATGTTTAAAATCCTTTAAATAATAAAGAAGGTTTAGTCAATAAAAATTCTTGACCTGTTTCTTTTTTCATTCTTTTCTCCATTTTTCTTAAATGTCCTGGAGATAATGTTTCCATTATTTGATAACCTATAGCATAATCAAATGCAGTTTTTAAGTAAAATAAATTTAAAAATGGAGTATTGCCAACTACAGATTTATATGCTGCTTTACCTGCTTTTGAAAATTCACCTTGAAAAGCATATCTAAAAGCATTACCAGCTTTAGCAAATTCAGTAGCAGCTGGTCCACCAGCAGTAGCTAATATATCTAAACCACTAAAACTTTGACCAAATAAAAAATCACCATAAATACCTAAACCACCACCTTGAAGCATAGCATTAAAAAATGTTTTCTTTTTAGTAGGATCTTTGGGTGATTTACCTCTTATTAAATCTTTTGCTGTCATTGATATATATCCAAACATACCAGATCCAACTATTAAACTTACAACACCCCAAAAACCTTCACCATAATTACCTGCTCTAAAAGAAGATATTTCTCTACCCATTGCTTTTTGAAGTATAGCAAGAGGAAATGCTTTAAATTGAAACATAAATCTCATAGCTTCACCAGGTATAGTACCTGCGTGTAAACCACCCTTCATAAAAGATCTAGTTCTAGCATCTGGTTCTATAACTGCATAAGTAGATCTATCTAAAAACATACCAGATACTTTTGTTTTTAAATTGTCTTTAAAAATATCTATTTGTCTTTTAGACATTTTATCTAAATTAGCTAAAGACTTTATAGTATCATCAGATAAATTATCTATTTGTCTAACTGAAAAAAATTCTTTACCATCTTCAGCTTTTTCAACATCCATTTTTCTAATTGTATTCCATATTTTTTCATCAATACCAAAATGATTAATTAGTCTTTTAAATTTACTATCTAAATTATTAAATGCTATATTTCTTTGTTTTGCAACATAGTTACCCATTCCAAGCATAGCACCTTCTTTAAGTGAATTGGTCCACCATTGAAGTAAATTTAATTTAAAAAAAGTTCTTTGTAATTTTGTAAATGATTTGTTTAATGTATCTCCTGTAGAATATCTTGCTGCTAAATCATAAATAACATTATCTGCCATAAATCCTAATTGTTCAGCTATTTCTATTTTTCTTTTAGAATTTTTAATTTTACCAAGTCTTGTCATAGCTTCAGCTATACCACCTAAATAAGTTCTACCTTGATATTTTAATTCTCTACCATATAAGTGAACATCAGCTAAAGCAGAAACTACAGCACCACCTAATTTAGCCATAGATAAGATAGATCTTGTAATACCACTCCATCTTGCTCCAGAAAAACTATTAATAGAATTTACAGAACCATCTATTTCTGCAAAATGTCTTTCATATCTTCCTTGAATTTTAAGATAATCACCAACCTTTTGTGCTTTACCTTGTTGACCTTTTTTAATTAAATTATTTTCTACCAACCTTCCAATTTTTTCAAAACCAGCTTTTGGATTTGTACCTAATGTACTCATTAAACCAATATTTCTTCCAGCATAATTAAATCCTGCAAATAAAGATTCTCTTAAATTACCACCACCAAACTTGGAATTATAATCAAACCAATCATCAGCAGTTTTAAAATGTAATACTCTTTTTGCATTTAATTTTGATGTAATGCTTTTACCCCCATAATGACCACCAGCACCTTCTGCAATTTGATGTTCATTTCTTATTAATGAATTATAAACATAAGTTAAAAATTGATCTCTATCTTTTGCGTCAACACCTTCAAAAGTTCTTTCATCTAATTTTGGTTTTATATATGCTTTCCATGCTGCTATATTTCTTTCATCAGAACCATTAATTTCTTTTATGTTTTTATTATTTTTTAAATTTAAAACATCCATTGCATTTCTTAATTGAAATGGATCATGCGATTGTCTTACAATCCAACCAGGAAGTTTACCAATATTAGCACCAAAATTATTATATTTAAGTCTTATTGTTTCAGAAAATTCATGGATAACTTTTGCAAGTTCTACAATATCTTTATTTTTTTCTGTAATAGGTTTATCTTCTCCTAATTCCCAAATAGTTCTTGATAATCTTCTATCT